AGATGGTATGATGGCGACGCTCGTGATGGAACCGCTCGAAAGCGAAAACCACGAAAGTTAGTTGCTAGACAATCTCTTCCAGCTCTTCAACAGATGGCCACTCTAGCAGATGTCATTTTAGGTAATTTATGTCTCATAGATAACAAAAATAAGAGTTATGGTTTAAGAGCTATAATGGTAAAGAAAGATATACTTTGTGCTCCAACACATTTTTTCGAAAATAGTGATGATGGAGACCCAATTAGGTTAACATTTACAATGAGTAAGGGTGCTGAAGTTATTGATTTTATTTTTAGAGAAAAGAATCACCTCGCCATATCATGGGGAGATGAAGATGATGAGCAACCACATGATGTTTCATTTTACAGAGTAGGTTATCAAGCTAGATCATTTAAAGATATCACTTCATTTTTTATTAAAGAAGAAGATTTGGATAGGATAGATGGCCAGAATGGTTACAGATTAGAAATTGGAACTAAAGCAGAAAATACTAAAATGGTTACTATGCCTAAATGGTTTGTTAAAGATACTAGAGTTAGATCAAAAGCAACAGGTGAAATCATCACTTATCCAGATAGGCTTTACAGTTATGTTAATGGTGATTTTGGCCTTTGTGGCAGTCCTTTAATTGTAGAAAACACCGTTTATTTTGGTGGATTAGGCAAAATTGCTGGTATTCATCAATTTGGTCAATCAGGACTTAGTGGTGGCGGACATGTAACAATTGAGATGATCAATTTTGCTATGGAACATTTGGATACTACTCCCTCAAGAGAAGAAGTCCCTAATGTTGCCGTTCAAGAGTTTGATTCATCTAGGAAATTTGTTTACTTGACTGAAACTAGACAAGCTGATGCCATTGAAACTTCCCCTCAATTTGGAAAAACAAAATTTAGAAGAACTCCTTTTTTCAATTTATTTCCTCAAACTCATGCTCCAGCAGCTTTGAATTGTTTTGATATAAGATTAGATAATCCAGATATTTTTGATGAAATACTTATCAAAAAGAATGATGGACCTTCCATCATTGATCTTCCAATCCCAGAATCTTCCATTCAAATGATTAAAGACAAACTCCATAAAATGTGGGACAGTTGTGATAAGATTAAAGAAATGAAAACTTACACAATGTCTGAAGCAACCAACGGATTTGAATCCACACCTCTTACAACTTGGACTAGAGAACAAGGTCTTGTTATGAACAAGTCAGCAGGACCAATTTACAATAAGCAAGGTAAACATAAATATCCATTTTTTGATGAAACAATTTTACAAGATGGTAGGAAATGGTACGAACCCAAGAAAGAACTTTCTGATCGAGTTAAACATAGAATAGAACTAGCAAAGAAAGGTATTGTTCCCCATGATTCTTTTTGTGGAGACAGTGTTAAAGATGAAAAAAGAAAAATTCCCAAAGTTAAATCAGGAGCTAGTAGAGTAGTAAATTACTTTCAATTAGACTTTATGTTAGTATTTGGAATGTTTTTTGGAGCTTTCAGAACAATGTTCTCTGATCCTAAAAATGTTGGAGAAAAATTATTTTCAGCTTTGGGTTGTGATCCCAAAACTTTATTCCCCAGAATTGGACCAAAAATTAAAAATTCAAAATTAGCTTTTGGCATAGACTATACAGCTTATGATTCCAGCATTCCTCCTTTTATTCATGAAATTATGATTGAAGCAATTAATGATTATTATTTGAAATCAGGTGACTCTATTGAAAACTGCAAAGTTAGAGAGACTCTTTGGTGGGAATGCGTTCACACCCAACATATTTATGGTGATTTTGTTTACACAGATCACAAAGGACTTCCTTCAGGAGTTCCTACTTCAATGACCACTATTTCAAACATTTTGGTCAACACAATTATTTTCATTTTAACTTTTATTCGACTTAATGTACCATTAGAGTTTTTAGGAACAATAATTCATCCCATGTTTATGGGGGATGATAACTTAGCATACACTGACTACAGTGATAATGCAGCAATAAACAAAATAACTGATTCCATTACTAGGATTACAATAGCAGAAACAGCTAGTCTATTAGGTATGAAGGCAACAATGCCTGACAAATCTCCAGACCTCACCCCATCAGATTCATTCAAAGAAATTACTTTTCTCAAATCATCTTTTGTCGATGCTGTGATCCCTGGTTGGTACCTACCAGCCATGGACAAGGAAACTATTCATGGAGAGCTATCATACTATCGGCCGAAAGGTAGAGGTATTGATATCAATCAGTTGAAAACAAACATCTCTTGCGCAATAGAATTCGCAGTCCCATGGGGTCGTCAATACTATGACAGCCTCACGTCGCTCTTAAAAGGAAGCGATGAGATTGTGGAACTATTCGAACCAGAAGAGATCACAGCAATGATGCCGGAACACTTTTACAAATTTTTACAAACTTTTGCAACCGAAGAAGCGCTCCTGAAATATGGACACTGACTTCGCCCTTTTAATTCCTGGCACTTGCCACCAATTGGACTTTAATTTTCTC